CTACACTTATTTTTATATAGATTACCATACAATAACTGCATCAGATACAATTTTTGTAGGCTATGGAAATAATTTAAAATCAGTTATAATTGTAGAGAAATCTCCAAATGTTCAATTATTAACTAATAAAGTAAGTAATGATAGTATTCAAGTGTCTATGACAACAGGTACTACAGGATTTATCGTAATAAAATTTAATACATAATCTACCTAAAAATAAATTTCAAACCAAAAAAAAATAATGTTGTAATGAAAAATTCAGTCCTTTTATTTGAAAATATCTTAGTTTGGGGTGGCGTTATAGCCTCTTATTTCTTAGCAGTTTTGCCAATCGTTCAAGTGTTTGCAGGATTAGCAGCCTTTATATTTTCGATTTTATCAATAGTTAAGTTGGTAAGAAATTGGGATAAGAAATGAATAAGATTAACGAATTTAGTTGGCCAGAAATGGTTAACGATTCAAAGGGTGTAACAAGCCCTACTAAATTTATAGGTGTATTAGCATCTATGGTTGCAATTTTTTGTTTCTTTATCTGTGCCTTAAGTACCATAGTTATTTTATGGTTTACATCAAAGTATGCTACAGATTATAGTCCAGTGCTTGCTGCTTTCCAAAGTATCATAATGCAATCATTGGCTATGCTTACTATAGGAACAGCTTTAATTGCAACAAATAGGCTTAGTAAAGACAAAGAAATAAAAGTAGATTAAAATGGAAGCAACAACACCTTATAGTAAGCTATTTGTTCAAAAACCACAGCCTAACAAGCCTAAATGGTGGGAGATACTTTTGTTTATAGGGTTAATAATTTATATAATAGGAATGTTAATATGGAAATATTAGTTAAAAGAACAACCTTTACGAAGGATTCAACAATTGGTGAGTTGTCAATTAATGGCAAATTTTTCTGTTATACCCTAGAGGACTTTGATAGGGATATTAACAAAGATGGTGATTTAGATGATGTAGGTGAAGCGAAAGTTTATGGACTAACTGCTATACCAAAAGGAACGTATAAAGTCATTCTATCGTTCTCTAATCGCTTTCAGAAATATCTTCCTGAGGTATTAAATGTAAAAGGATTTGAGGGAATTAGGATTCACGCTGGTAATAAAGCAGCAGATTCTCATGGATGCCTTTTGCTAGGAACAACCAAGGCAGTTAATTTTGTGGGTGCAAGTGTAGCAGCTATGACTAAATTTATGGCAGAATTGAAGAAGGTTGAAAAGACTGAAAAAATAACTTTGACAATTGTATGAGAATTATATTAATAGCACTTTTATCACTATTTCTAGGAAGTTGTGCAACACAAAAAATGTGTGAGCGAAAATATCCAGGAACTACAACTACCAAAGATAGCTTAGTAGTAACCTACAAAGATTCAACTATCATAAAAGATTCAGTGGCTATTATTACTAAAGATAGCATTGTTTACACTGCTGCGGTAAAAGATTCTGGTGAACTTTCTACCTCAGAGGATGGCACATATAAGTTCAAAAATGAAAATGTTGCTATTAAAATAGTTGTTAAAGACAATAAAGTGAAGTATTTCGTTGATATATCTGCTATTGAAAGTAGATTTAGTTATAAAATTAAGTCACTTACAAGCGAATTGCAAAGCTATAAATCAAAAGATAGTATAAGTACCCATTCACAAGTAATTGTTAAACCAGCACCTATTATAAAGGATAAGTGGTATGTTAAGATTTGGGAACAGTTCAAAAATTGGCTTGCAATTATTGGAGCTTGTTTCTTGCTATACCATGCTGGAAGAATTGGCCTTAGGAAGTTGTTTCTGAAGATAGGTTGAGGTAACTAAATATGTGGGCTATCACAGAAATTGTCCAACCATTTCCAATCATTTTGTAACGCATACTATCAGAAATTGATACAATATTCTCCGTTTCTATATACAATAACTCCAGCTCTAATGAGTTGTCCTGCAATTTTATTAAGCTGTTGATGTGTACGGGCGTGTTCTGATTTTGTAAGGACTTGTAAATTGCTTGGGTTATTATTAATTTTATTAAGGTCAATATGATGTACGACTTCGACTCCCTTAATAAGTTTTCTACCAATTTTTTGTTCAGCAATTTTTCTGTGAAATTCGACTCCATCGGTATCTCTATAATATCCGTATGCGTTTGGAGCAAGCCTTCTTTGGTCGGTATGTAATGGGTCTCCATGTAATCTGAACATTTGGAAATGTTTGTTACACATTCCAAGGCTTCCTGACCTTCCAACTTTCGTATCACAAAACTTACATTTAAATTCTGATTTATTAATTCTTTCGGGAATAATAAATGCCCCATATCTTTTCCATCTTTTATAGTGCATAAGACACGTTTCTGTTGAAGATTGTTGCTTTCGTTCACAACCATCCACGATACATTTTTTAGAGTGGTCAACAAGTGATCTTGATAATTCAGTTGTTCCGTTTCTAATAAGTCTATAATGGTGTTTGTGGCATAATTCAGTTTCTCTACTTGAAATTGGTTGGTTACAATTTTCTTCTTTACAAATCTTTGACATAAGGTAAATTTATTTCCTGTAAAGTTAAATAATTGGAAATGATTTTCCAAACCTTTTTTAGTATATCCTGGATTCATTGTCTGCAATTTTTCGCATTCGGTTGGAGTTAATCTTCTAATTCGTGAAGTATTAATCATTGTACTGCCTTTTGGTAATTGAGCCATTAAAGCAGGACTTATACCTTCTATATCGTAAATTCTGTTTTGTTGGTATGGTTGCTTACCATTACTTTCTGTTGATGGGTTTAATTGTCTTACAAGGTTATCTTTCTGAGCAGTTGTTAGTGAATTACTTTTATCAGTACCATTGGTTTTAAGTTGTTGCTCAATATTACCTTTTTCACCTCTGCCTCTCATTGCCACTATCTCAACAGCATTTGTATTACCAGTATCTAAGCAATAAGTTTTACCATCGTTTCTGCTTAAATGACCTGTTCCTCCTTTCCCTGTTGTACTACTTCTTGGCATTGTATTGTGTACAATTAAATCCATGTCAGAATGATTTCCACCAGAATGTCCTCCTGCTGTGAAACAAGATGCTTTTTCTTGGTTATCCTTTACATTTCCTTTTTTATCAATCTTAATGTAATTATCAGATTTGCCCATTCTAGCTGTAATAGTATGTCCTTTTTCAAAAAGTTCCCTTGTTTCCATGCCTTTCCAAACTCCATTACCAAGGTCTTTGTCTGCCATTAATGATTTTAACATTTTCTCGCTCAAAAAATACTTTTCATCAACTTCACTATCTAAAATATCTTTCAATAAAATACCCTTATCTTTTGGTTGAGGTATGTGATAGGTAGTTTCTCCAAACAAATCTATTGTAGGAATACCAAAATTAAACCAATAGATACGCTTCCTATTTTGAGCCGAAACCAAAGCAGAATTAATATGAATACCATTTACTCCAATAGCTTTGCTTAATACCTTTTCCCACTTTTCGCCCATTTCTACATTTTCAAGCAGAAAATACTTAGGCTTAACTTCATTTAGTATTCTCATGTACTCCCAAAATAAATAAGACTGCCCCTCAAATTCAAAACCATCTGATTTTAGTTCCAAGTAATGCTCTAGGGTTAATATCTCGGTTTCGCATTTTGTTGACATTCCTTTTCGCTTACCTGCAAAGCTAAAACTTTGGCAAGGTGAACCTCCAATTAATAAATCAATCTTAGGTAGTTTACTACAATCCACATCAACAACACTACCCAATTGAATAGTATTAGGATAATTAGCCATAGTAACTTGGATGGCATACTTATCAATCTCACTTGCAAAGTAATTGTCAACTTTAATTCCTATTCTTTCTAATGCTTGATTTCCGCCACTGCAACCATCAAAGCATGATAAAACATTTATTCCCATAATTTAAAGTTTAATATAATCTTCTGTTCCTAATAAAGTAATTTGAGCCTCTGAGGCTTTTCTAATAGCAATTTCAAATCCTAAAAAATCACACATAAGTTTTTTCTTAATCTCCATGTGGTATCTTATCTTTTTAGTAAAATACTGCTTAGATTCTTTTGGAAATAATAACTTTGAACAAGCAGCATATCCTACAAATATGTAGATTACTTGCTTAGTTTCACAGTTATATATAACTATTTGCTTGTGTTCAGTGTTCATTTCTTATGATATTATATTCATCAAGTAGTTCTTCTCTAAGTTTAAGAATAGGTATCCACCTTGGGTCTTTTGCTAAATCGCTATGTGCGGTAGTTTCCCATTTATGGTGCATGGCAGCACTTTTAAGAACAATATTCTTATCGTAAAGCCTAAATTTTGGGTACATACTTTTAGGTAATATATGGCTAAAATACCAGATATTAAACTCACCTAATGGATTGCTAGTTACAGAACATTTGTGTGGTCGGCTATTCCAAATACTTTGAAAAAGTGCAAGTTCACCACTAGGCTTACTACAATTGTGCAAATTCACGCTCATTCCATCTTTGAGTAGTTTGGATTTGCTCGGTTTCTTTTTGTTTATAGGAAGATTGGAACATCCCCAACAATTTCCGTTCGCCCAAATGTACTGTAGTGTTTCGCACGTCTTGCATAACTTCTTCTTTTTTAACAGCATGGTTTTCAATAATTTTAGAAATGGTTTGTTTTATGCGAAGATATTGAATATCATTAATATCAGTCATATCATTTACTTTATTTATACCAAATATTACTGATGAGTGGTTACGATTGAATACGTTACCTAACCACGTTTTACTGAATATAATAGTATCAATATTATGTAGAAGGTGATATAAGACAAATCTTAGTGGCACAATGCTAGATTTCCTAGAATTACTTTTAAGCGAACCAGCAGGGATATTAAACTCTCTTTCTACAAGTAGTATTAACATATTTATATCTACTAATTGTGAAGGGATAATTAATTCAACCTTTATTCTTTGTTCTTTTTCAAATATTTCTATTTCAGTATCAGTATCAAATCCAAACTTTTCAGAAAGGTACATTATAAATTTACTTTGATTTAGCAATCTGTTGTCCATGTTGCTGGTATTGTTTTAATAGTTGTATTAATCTTTGTTCCAAGGTACAATTGAATGTACTTATTACAAATCGGTTCGCTAACATTTATTTCCTTGCTTAACTTTGGTATGTTCTCACAATTTACAAAAGCATTTATGATAGTTTCAATCTTGCTATCTTCTAATCTGTTATTCATTTAATTTTAAGCCCAATTCTTTTACGAAATTATTAAAATTCTCATTGTTAGCAATGGTATAGTCCAGGTAATCCTGCTTGGTTTTAAAGTGATGTGGAGCAGGTTTGTGAGTAACTATCAATTCCATCCCTTTTTCTGAGGCACGTTTCTCAAGGTATTCTTTTAACTCTATGGTTCTCACATCAGCATAGAAAATACCTTTAACCTTGCGTATATTGCAATGGTTTAGAGTAGCAATAATACTCATGGCAAACACTCTCCTGCCTGACAGCTTGCACCATCGGTTTCAAAAAAGTCTAATTGCATAGGAAGTCTTTTAATTTGGTTAATTGACATATCAAATCTAAATCTGTTACCCATTTTCTTTTCAATATTGTCTGCCCAGTTTATCTGAGGTGAACAGGTAATTGAGTTTCTTAAAATTTGTTGAGCATCTTTCCAAAAACAAAATTGGCAATTTGAGTCTTTTGGGAAAACAATATCAGAATCTTTCCAAAAGTTTTGAATATTACTTGTATGAATCAGATTTTCTATTAAAGGAAATTCACCTACTCTCCACTGTATTTCCTTCCATTTATGTTGCCATACATTCTTTTTCCTGCAAACGTGGCTATATTTAAAGTAAGTATTAAAATTATCTTTCCTTTCCTTTTCATCCCACCTATAGCCAACCCTCATTAGAACTGGTAACTCGGTATTCATGTAACACCACTCAAAAATAGGAATCATTTTAGTTTCAGTAGTACAAAATCTCATGTTTTGATTAGGTAGTGCATCGTGGTTCTCAATTACCTTATCCATAGATAATCCTCTTACCCAGGTAATCTCTTTACCTAACTTTTGCTCTAAATCAATCATTGTTTTTAAAATGATAGGATTCTCAGGTGTACCAATAAATTCACCAAAGTAAGGAGCATAATTGGCAAGTTTATCATTTGCAAACTTCATTATTGATTTATCGGGGTGTCCACATTTAGCATCTTCATTACATACTAATGAAAATATTTCAAAGTCAGCAGGAAAATGAACTGCTAAATAAGAAGATGTTTTACCACCTGATAAACTATTTATAGTAACCATTTAATGAACAGAATCGTTATTTATACCAGTGAAAACATTAATATGGTATTGAGCATTTTTAACTTCCTCAATCTCTTCTTCAGAAAGAATGTGTTCGCACTTATTGCACAATAAATTTAGTACTGAATGAATAAGATCTAGGTTTGGGCCAGCATCTCTTTCTTCTTGACACTCATTACATTGGCATAGTACAGGAATTACAATAAGAATAGTTTCCCAACCTTTTTTTGGATCATTATTACCTGCATTACCAAGTACCTCATTGGCTTTTTCTACCATGTCCCTTTGGTCAAGTGGTGTATGGCGTATCAGTACATCTTCTTCATGGATGTATAGTGATACTTTACATTGGCAATCTATGGCTTCTATATGCTCTATTAGGTCATTAACAGGTATAACGTGTGATATACTTCTTACAGCATTGTTTTCTAGCAAGGCAATCAAGTCACCTTCTCTGATTGGTTTTTTATCGTTCATGTTATTTTATTTTAAAGTGACAATCTATTACTTTAGTACTCTTATTTAATAGCCTTTTGGGTATTACAATTAAATTTAGAATATTGATAAAAAGCATCAACGCTCTTAATTTATAAAATCCAATAAATTTAATTTCTAACTTCATACTAACTTCTCCATTTTCAAACAGTTTTTGCTTGAACGCTTCTTCAATACTTAATTTTTCCATGTTACTTTCCTAAAAATGTTTTACTAAAAAAATCATACCATTTATAGCTTTGCTTTTCTTGCTCTATGGCAATAAACTTTTCGCAGTTATCTTTCCAAATGTCATTCAACTCATCTTCTAAATCTAAATTACAAGCGTTACTTCCTGTAATTAGCAGTTCAATGTCGCTTCTATCAGTAGCCTTTTCAGCTTTCTCAGTAAAGTAAAGGTGGGCATAGTACCTTAGGTTAGTTTCTACGCTCATTACTCTTCAGGATCTAAAAGTGAAAAGATATAATCAATTCTCAATTCTTCGTTCATTGGTATTTGGGTTAATTGGGTTAAAATCGTAAAAGTTCTTTATAGCTCGATATACAACTGCCATGCTATCTTCACCTACTGGCGGTTCAAATATTCTTGTTGCTACTTCCATCTTACCATCTTTCTCGTAGTGGATGGTTATTTTGCTTATTTCGTTACTCATGAATTATACTGATTGGTATTATACTGCTTGGTATGATTTTAAATATGAATAAATTGTAACTTTTGAAATTGTCTTTCCAAATAACTGTGTGGCTACCCTTTGAACTTCATCCATTGGCTGTCCAGCATCCTTTAAAATCTTTAATGTCCTTACCTTTTCAGAATCAGGCTTGGAATATACCCTACATTTACGATTCTCAGCGATTACCTCTTGAATAGTTCTGCCTGTTGATGTTAAATTTGGGCAGCCTAAACGCTTCCCTTCTAGTGCTAATTGTTGTTTCTTAACTGCAAGTGCTGCCTTTGTTCTAGTTCTTATTAATGTTGCTTCATTACCAGCAATAACTGCTAACAAACCTATTGTAAGGTCATTGGCATGAACATTATCTGCTGCAATAAACTTCACACCACTATCTCTAAGAGTAAATACAAATAACGGATCACGAGAAAGCCTATCTAATTTAGCCACTACCAATGTAGCACCTTTCTGTTTGCACATTTCAATGGCCTTTAACAACTCAGGTCGGTTTTTCTTCCTGCCACTTTCTACCTCGGTAAATTCTGCAATGCACTCACCAAACATTTTATTTACAGATTGTCGCTGAGATTGTAACCCCAAACCTGATTCTCCTTGGTCTTTGGTACTCACACGAAAATACCCAACATACTTTGTTTCCATATCAACAAAGATAATTATTTATATAAGAAATGCAATAACTATTTTAAGTGATGCTGTAAATATATGTTAATCTTGAACTTAATCTATCAAGTAACTTTCTTGCGTACAGAAAACTAACATTTCCAGTAGCACAACTGAACTGCAAGGCTTCTAACTCTGCTCTGATTCCATATAATTGTGCTTGAATTGATTCGTCTTGGCTTGATTCCATTATGCTGAATAGGAGTTGGAGCATATTCCAAACAAGAGTAAAGTAAGTTGTTTTTCTGGCATATAATTTTGAGAAAACACCTGTTGTGGTTATGTTTCCAGTACTATTTGCGGTAAAAACCTCACCTTGACGATAAACACTTCCATTAAATGTAGCTGTTCCAGAATTTACGATATAGCTTTGACCATCTACAGCATTAGTGGTAGTACTAGCACTCGAATAGTAAATTTCATACTCTAATATGTATAAATTATCCTCTACATAGGTATTCAATGCTTGGTTAATTTCTGCTAAAGATAGAGTTGTGGCTACTTGGTAAAGAAGGTTTGTGGTGGCATTAAAAGAAGTAGGTATGTAAATATAGTTTCCTGTAGCAACGAAAGTACTATTTGCTGGTACGGTTAAACCTGTAATGCGTGGTACAAAATAATCTCCAGCACTCATAGTTTTAGAGTCAACCACTATAGCAGTGCCACTTGTGCATAAATATTCTGTATTAAGTACAAAAGCATCACCTGCAACAAGTGCTGTTGGGTTATCTATGGTAGTAATTGTAGCTATTTTAAGACGAAAAAAGGTAACTGCTGAGTAGGCGATTACACCATTTTTACCATAGCTATACGGAGCTGTAATCCCTGTTAAATCCGAAAAAAGAACAGTTGTTCCTAAATTACCTACTATAAAGTTATTGTTAATTGTCATAATACCCAAAAATAACTACTTTTTAATTGATTTACAAGTTCAAATCTAGTAGTTTGTTTACCTCTAACCAGGTTTCTTTGTCCTTAAAATAGACATCCATTTCCGCATGACCAGCTTTTTCTCTAAGAAAGTGTAATGTCATTCCGTAAAGTTTGGTATCATCCTTAAAAAAATAATACCCTAAAAAGTCTATCTGATTGAATGAAAACATAACACATTCATCAACGTAAACTTTTATTCTACCATTGTAAATCTTAAAAGTGAAATTTTGTTTTTTAATTGCCATTTTCTACTTCTTTATTAATTCGGTCATTCAATCTTTTCAACTTTCTTGCTACTGAAAGGTCAATTCTACCAATATCTAGCATTAATTCCATTTGGGCAAGCATAATTTTAACATCAGCTACCTCCATGCAAAGATTGTTGTACGCTTCAATCTCATTCATATTGCTTTCAATAGCAGGTGGGGATATACCCCAAGTTTTAACAATTCTAGTTCTGCGAGCTTTATTGATTGCAACAGTTAGTTCTGCCATCTCTTCAACACATTGGTTGAGTTGGCTTTCAATGCCATAGTGTAGAATGGCTTTGTGTAAAATATCTTTATCCATGTATTTCTGTGTATTCAATTTGTCCAACATAGTGATTAAATGAATTCTTGTGAACTACTATGTCTTGATTTACTTTTTTTAGTAACCATACAGCTATCCTAATAAGCATTTTGTCCATAGTTAGGGAGAGAGGAATCGAACCCCTGACACTTTGCTCTACCACTGAGCTACTCCCTAAACCAACTAAATCTTCTTTGTACTTCAGAAGAACCAAAAACCAGAACATATTGGCTTTGACTTTTACATCTCCCCTTCAATAGTTCACTTGTATTGTGTTATACCCTATACTGTTGCCAAGGGCATTGGCCGAATGTCACTCCATTCTTGATGAGGTTTTATTCTTGGTCGAAACCATTGGCAACCATGCCAGCTTCTTTAAAGCAGTGAATCCTATTTCACACGCTATTTCATCTTTGCGCCCAAAAGCATCCTAACCTTTGCCTTGTTAATAGGAGGGTATTCTATACCTCTCTGCTCAATGTCTTTAATTCAAATTCTATAAATTCCTTACCTTTTTCTACTTCAATTACATCTACAATTCCCCTTTTAATCATCTTATCATTAAACTTATACTTCTTTTGAAGTACATCTTGAAATGGCTTTATAGGGTTATCCCAATCACTTAAACTACTACTGAATCCCCATTTAAGGTGTAATTCATAAGGTGCTGGAGGTAAATCAATCTTCTTAGGCAACATGAAAAGAATCTTGCGTTCAAATGCTTTGTATTCATCGGTTTTGAACCTTCTGCCCTTCCAAGCATCATTTACGCTAAGTGGTTTTGCCTCTATTCTTATCATTCTTTCTAAGTTTCTCCAATACCTTTTTAATTTGATCTTCTGTAACTTCCTTTTTAACCTTTGGAACTAAAACCTTACCAACACCATCCTGATTGACAAATATTCCTTTATCCTTCAGATCCTTCATTGACCACTTCATCAGGCATTGCAGTTAATAGAAATCTGTTGTCTAAAAGTAATTCGGCAATAGGAGTAAAAGAGATATAAGTACTTATCTCGTTCTTTTTAGCCACTAATTTCTGATTAAATGCCTTCTTGGTCATGGCAACTATTTCCACGATAATTGATATGTGATAGTTCTCTTTCCTAGCAATTACCTCAGCCTTTTGCACTTGACAGCCTTTTGGAATTGACCCAATGTGATTTACACCAGATAGCTTTGGTTTGGTGAACTTTGGCATAGGGCGTTTTCTTTCATCTTGGTTATCGCCATTCATTCCAAAACCAGGCATTCCACCACCAAGTCCGCCACTCATAGCAGCAGCCATCAATGCCATGCTATACATTTTTCTCATTGCGTTACTCATAGGTTATTCTGGTATTATTTCAATTTGTAATTCATCCTGACCACGTTTAACTTCCTCAATAAACATTTGTAAGTCATATTTCTTAGCAAGTTCAAGAATATCTTGTAATCTTTTAGCACCTAAACTCTCACCATGCTCTATGAATAATAATCCAGCATCAGGGTTGGCAGCAATCTTCATCTTAATTCCTAAGTGGATAATCTCACTTGTAGAAAGACTAGCAGCATCAACAGGGATATTATTGTAGATTAATTGGTCAACATCAAATGATAATCCTTCTACTGGGCTATCAAAGTCTTTAATAGCATCACTTATAGTTTGCTTGGTAACTTCTAATTGAACAGTTAAATCTCCAGCAGACTCCTTGAAACCATCTAATTGTTTAAGTTTGGCTTTATGGTCAACTGCCTTACTAGCTTTAATATTAATCTCACTAGCATTGTTAATTTGAGTCAATATCTCGCTGGTATCAATTACTTTGGCTTCTGCTATAAACTTTTCAGCTTGCTTTTGTACTGTTGCCTCTGTTTGAGAAGTACGATCTAATTCAATTAATTCAGCCTTTAATGCTTCAATTTCTTCATTTATAGCATTGGTTCTATCAACTTTAGCCTGAATACTTTTGGCTCTCTCATCAAACCTTAGCTTTACATCCTTAATCTTTTGATTATGTGCATTAGCTTTTTCAAGTTCTGCTGATAGATTTGTTACATCTACAGGTTGAGTGTTTAAATCGTTACCGAATAGAGGTGATTCACGAATAAATCCTTCCAAGGTTTCAATCTTACGATTTACTTCTGTACGCTCATCATAGATGTTTTTTATCTTCAGTTCATATTCTTTAAGCCCATTGATAAATTCTTGTGGCAAAAGTTTCTTAAACTCTTCTACTTGCTTTTTCTTGCCAACAGTTGTTTCAGATAGTTTTACAAACTCATCAATATCAAAGTCCAATGAACCTACAATACCTGCAATAACACCTTTCTTATCATCTTTAAGGCCATTTGGAAGTGTTACGCTTAACTTTGGCTTGCCATCCTTACTTGTTTTAAAAGAAAAGGTATAAGGTTCACCATTTTTAGTTAATTCTACAACACCTTCTCCAGTCATTTCCTTGGGAATAGATGAAGAGTTACCCAATGCTATTTGAATAGCTTGCATGAATGAGCTTTTGCCCCTACCATTTTCAGCTATTAGAAATACTGAATTGCCATTAATTTCTTTCTCTACGTTCTTTAGAACTTTGAAATTCTTGATGGCTACTTTTTGAATTTTTATTCCCATAATTTCTCTCTGTTAAATATTCTGTTATTAATGTTTTTAAGACAGTAGGCTCTTGAATAAGTTCCCACTGTCGTTGCTCTTCAACTAAATCCTTTGACCTTTCCACTGCTAGAAAGGTAGTGAATCGTCATCAGGATTAAAATCTACAAAAGAAGATTCTTCCTCACCAGGCAAATTACCACCCATATTAGGTGCAGCATCTTCCACCTCAGGTTTAACCATAAATGCTTTTTCTGTGGCAGTAAGGTTTTCAGTTGTTCCACCAAATTGTTTCTTGATGCTTTCTTCAATCTTAGCTTTTACGCTTTCTTCTGTTTCAGCAGCAGGTGTTTCGGCTACAATTTCGGACTGAGTTTTTGCAAAATAGGCAGTCATGTATTCCTTTAGAATTTGTGTTAAAGCAATAGCCTCAGCATCAGTTTCAGGAGTAATATCTTTAAGTTTGAACTTAGGAGCGTAGAACTTTGTATTTCCATTGGTACAAATACGCTCATCCTTACCTTCTAAAACAACTGCTTTGGCAAGTATTTCTGTAGCATATTTTTTGCTAAAATCTAACCATGCAGGTATTTCAATATCCTTCATTTTTTTGTCATCAGGAACATGAACACCACCACCAAAAGAAGAACCGCTAAAAGTAATATTACCAATTACAAGTTTACCAACTTCATTTTTATAAGCCACATATACACTAGAAGCATACTTTCCACCTTTGGCAACTACTGCTGCTTTAATGTCTTGGTAAAGCCCTATCTCGATGGTGTTTTTACCACTTCTTACGTTAAGAAGTTGCTTGGTAGTATCTTTCACCTCATTTGAATAAATACCAGCATCAGCAGCCTTATCAAAGCCTTTAAATGTTGTGTATGTTTCCAACACTAGGAATGTAAAAGGTGTTTCTACCTCTACATTTTCCTCTGTTTCCTTATCATAATAAGATAATTTACCAGTAGATCCTGACCATTTGAAAAATCTGTTCGCAGGATTTGTTAATTGAATGTCACCTCTCATGTTTTTATTAATTAATTGTTTTTAAATGTCGGTTACAAAGATAATATATTATATAAATAATGCAAGAACTATTTTTGTTTTAAAATAAAATTCTCTTCTAATGTTTTTTCAACACAGGCAACAAAGCTACTTAGGAAAGCATACTTTTTAGCAATATCATCAGCCTTGGCAGATTCTTTTGGTGGCAGTTCTTTAAAAGTTTGATATTTGTTATGTGCTGCCTCAATTGGCTTTAGGTAGTTATCCTTAAAATCAGATAGATAAGATGCTGTATCGGTATCGGTTAAATTACTCATTTGGCATCAAATTCGTTAGGGAAACAATTTAGGACTAATTCTTTTGGAGCTTTACGAATTATATCAAAACTCGCATTGTAACTTATAAAGTAATTTGAAAAAAAATCTTCTCTAGGTGTATTTAGATCAAGCATTAAATAATAATTTATTCTATCATTTTCACCATTCATTTTATCCAATGAACAGAATTTGAATATAAGATGATAATTATTAAAGGTATCATCTTCTAAATGATACCACTCATTTTGTACCAAATCTTTAAGTTTGATATTTTCAGTATTTTTATTTTCATTGATAATAGTATCTGCTTCTTTATCCCAATCCCATTCTGCTTGAAGTTTGGAAATATCCCTAATACTGGTATCATCACCTTTTTCTTCAATAAGATCTACTATGTCAATTATTTTATCAATGTCTTTTGGATTAATGTAGATGCCTGCCATTCTTAATGCCAAATCTAGGTTAGTTGTTGTTACTTTATCAATTGTTTTCATGGTTTTATTTTATTTTTGTACTTTTTTTGGGTATAATATATTAAGGTCTAACCCTTGTTTCCATTCATTAAGTGCCTTATCGTAAGCGTTTTTAGCCTCTATTTCTAGTTTAAACATACCCAAGTTAATTTGTCTGCCTTTAAATTGAATACGTGCAACCCATTTGTTTCTATCTTTTCTAAAATAAACACCAACGTATTGGCTTGTACCTTCTTTTACATCTTTGCTACAATTTTCACGATTGGAAATTAGTTTTATGTTATCCTCGTGGTTGTTTAAAGGGTTGTTATCATCATGGTCAACAACAACATTCATAGTGCCATCAGGAACATGACCTTTATAATATATAGCAACTAATATGTGAATTTTAAATCTCTTTTGTTTACCATGTTGGCATAAATCAAGTTGTAAATATCCATCTTTATTTTTTCGTGGTAATAATATTCTCTCGTTGGTTACATATTTTTTGAATGACTTAACCCTACCAAAATTACTGATTTGGTAATCCTCAAAACCATCAATTGTTTTCCAAATTTCTATTTTATTTTCCATTAAATAAGTTCCCCGAACCATACCAAAGGCACTCCAGCGCATAAGATATGCTTAGGCAATGGTATGGAACGGGAATTTCTTTTTAATATTTTCATAACTGGAAGTGCAATACAAAGATAACACTAAATTTTAATTATCAAAATGGTAATGGAATAATATCTGAATTTTCTGATTCATCAATAAATATCTCGGTATTATTGTATAAATTATCATTTCTAAAGCAAGAAAATTGCCCATAAAACTTTTCATAAAGAACAACATTTGGCAATCCTGCTCTATTTTTAACTACTATAAGCTCTGATAGTAAATCATATTCAAATTGGTCAATTGAAGCAATTTTACTGCCCATATCGTTTCTATCTGGGTGTTTTTCAAGGTCGTGATAGAAACTTGGGCGGTATATTAATCCTACAAAATCTGCTGAGTTCTCAATTTCTCCACTTTCCCTAAGATAAGATAGTGATGGCCTACGATCCGAAACCTGATAAATACCTCTACCAATTTGAGCAAGCAGAATTACTGGGATGTTAAATTCTTTAGCAATAACTTTTATATCCTTTACTGTATTTGATACTTCTTGTTCCCTACTACTTGCTTTTTCATTAGCTTTTAATAGCTGTGCATAGTCAATAATAAGGAGATGAACTGCACCAAATCTTTTAATTTCTGCTTTTAATTTTTTACGAATATAATTTGTATTTGTGCTTGGGTTATCATCTATTGAAATTGGAAGTTTTTTGAATGCTTTACCTGCTGCCCTCATTTTTTCAATATCGTATTCTGTTAACCTGTTAGCCCTGAAATCAGACAATGGTATTTTACTTTCTTCGCTCAAAAATCTATCAATATAATCTCTTTTGCTCATTTCAAGGGAAAATACATATACTCTATTACCTAATTCTGCCGCTATTTTAGCATAGTTTAAAGATTTAACCGATTTACCCATTGAAGGGGCTGCCCCAAATACATATACACAACCTTTATTGAATCCTGAAATTAAATTATCCAATTTAGGGTTTCCAGTAGTAATCCCAGTCATGGTGATACCTTCACTAACCATCTTAACCTTTTCCTCAATTCGCTCATCAATTGATACTCCTAATGGAACATCGTTACCATCATCAGTCATATAGTTTCTGACTTCATCAATATCCCTATGGAACTCGTCTAGTACGTCAAAAATATCTTCCTCATCATCAAACGCTCTCACTTGAAATTCTCCTGATATGCGAATAAGCTCCCTAGAAAGGTATTTTTCTACAAGTATTCTTGAATGGTATTCTAAATGTGCTGAAGATGCTACTCTATTGGTAAGTTGGGTAATAAAAAACGATCCTCCTACTAATTCTAATTCACCTTTTTTTCTTAATTTATCTGTGACTGTTAAAATATCTATTTTACCTTTTTCTTTGTGTAAATCAGATATTGCTTGAAATGTTTTTTGGTGTGAATCCTTATAAAATACTTCTTTTTTTAATATACTTTCTATAATCTCAAAAGAATTTGGAATAATCATAAGAACACCAAGTATTGCTTCCTCAATAGAAACATCCTGAGGGACTAATTTACCACCCACATCTATACCTGAAAATCTTACTTTTTTAGCCATTTTATAATGTTAATATATATTTTTGTACTGCTTTGTGTGCCTCAATTTCTGTATCAAAATGACCTAAATATTTACCTTTGTACTCAGCAATCCATTTACACTTATTTTTATTCCAATAAACATATTTGTATTGGCTAGAATTTATTTTTTTAGGATATAACACATTCAAGTCTAGTCCTTGTTCCCATTCTGAAAAAGCCTTTTGGTAAGCATTTGATGCATCAATTTCAGTTTCAAAATATCCTAAATGAATATATCTTTTCCCAAATCTAATTCTAGTTACCCAATTCCCATCCCTTTCATTCCATGAAACACCAACATATTGACTCGTTTTGTTTTTTTTATCCTTACTGGCATTTTCACGTTGAGTAATCAATTTTATATTATCAGCACGATTATTTAAAGGGTTATTATCGTCATGGTCAACAACTATGTTAAACCCATCAGGAATGTGACCATGAAATGCCATAGCTACTAAAACGTGGGATGAAAACATATTTTTTTGGTTCTCTTTACATAATCTAACTCTTAGATAACCATTAGTTAATGATAATCTCATTATCTTTTCTTTTCCACGTTTAAAAGACTTAACATTACCAAAAGAGCTTACCTGATACAAACCCTCGTAACCAGGAATATCTTTCCAAATTTCTTCCATAATAGTATTGTTGCAGTCTAATGGGTGCTAATGTTTAACACCAAAAGGAGTTGAACCCCATTAGAGCTGCAATATTTTTATTTTATTATTTTTATGGATTTAGTATTAAACATTAGCACTACAAATATAAATATAAAAATGATATTTCCATCAATTATTATCAATTACAAATTTAACTCCTAGTATCTCTTTTACTTCCCTACATTTCTTTACTCCGTTATAGCTTAGATTGTGTTCTTTGGCATATTTTGGAATAGTTTGCAAGTTCAAAAATGTTCCGCAAAGTTCAATTATTTGCACCAAATTATCGTTACTTAGTTCATTATTTTGAACTGAATTTACTATTTGATTTTGTATTTCGTTGATTCCCATAGGTTCAATTTATTGAATTGCGTGTATAAACTTGTTAGTGGCAATACTACCGACTACCATAAAGTGAGCTGACTTTTATAATCGTTAAACCTTTTTTCTTGGTTTGCAAAATATGTAGGGTCAAGCTCTGAAGCTGTAAAGTCTAATTTTGCTTTGTGTGCTGAAATCCGACTACTTCCGCTTCCTAAATGTGTATCAAGTATTTTATCGCCTTCCTTTGCAAAGTTTTGGAATATCCAATCATATAGCTTTATAGGCTTTTGAGTTGGGTGTATTCTTGTTTCTTTGTTTTTCATATCGTGTTGTATCATACCGTGCCAAGCTATTTTAACAGATTTTATGCTATTTAGTAAAGAACAATAAGCAAGTTCGCCATCGCTATAAGTTGGCATCGTTACGCATTTATCCCAGTAGATTCTACCACCAGCTAAAAAGTCAAATGGATAGTAATTTACACCCCAAATAATTTGCTCTTTTGATACTCTAAAAAGCTCAATAAAATATTCTTTGGTCGGCACATCGGCATCCCATTTTTGCTCACCATACTTTTTAGAGTTGGAAGCACTTTTTTTACTTTGCTTTTTATCAGTGCTGTTTTTTACATCAGCATTAATTCCATATGGTGGGTCAACCACAGCCAAATCAAAATACTTATCAGGGTATTCTTTCATTAGGGCGATACAGTCCATTAAATAAACCGTACTGCCACTAACATCGGTTTGGCAAGATTGGGGCATTTGTGCTAATTTAAACATTTGTACTTTTATTAAACATTAGTAATAATTTGAGCGATTGTGTTTTTAAACCCCCAACCTCGCCAAGCCGAGAACCGTTAGCAGAAAGCACTACTGACCGTCTTCGTTTGATAATTTTTTCCATCCTATTACTTTTTGCTTGTCTTTCAATACCCAATTATTAAAGATGCAATCAACAACTTCTTGATACTTCCAAACATTTTTACATTCCTGTTCGTGTTCAATTAGCACAAGATATTTGCCATCAAATTCAGGCATACCCGTTTGCCACATATTCCACCTATCAAAAGTTTTCATTATTGCAGTTGCTAAGTGGTAGCCGTTTTCGTCTGCAACTTCTTTTCTTACTTGTGTAAATAGTTGAAAGAATACTTCACTTTGTTTTGAGTTTTCCATTTGTATTTATAATTAAATTTTTACTAATTGAACCGTGCCTATCTGCTAACCGCACCTAACCAAAATTTTTGCGAAAAGCAAAAACTATCTGTTAGCTGCAAACCGTTATGTGCTATTTTAAGACACCCACTTATGACACCGTTTACAAGCAATTTCTTTTGGATTATCGTTATCAGGTGCATATTTCTTATGTCCTACAATTTTGCACCATATCTGCAAAAAAGTATCTTCAAACATAAGTTTAGGTTGATGTTTTATCACATACCAAAAACGGTTGTAATAATACTGTTTGTTGTCGGGATACTTTTTTGCTAATTGCAGTATCCAAAATAAATCGCAAGTTTCTCTTGATGCTCCCATTTTATTATTGATTAATTTTTAAGTTTAGTAATTCTATTTTAATTCGGGTTCAGCCACTTCGCCAAGCCCGATACCGTTATCGGCAAGTTTGAAAAAACCACCGTAATGCCTCATCAAAACTTCCAAGTCTATCAAATCCATCAGGTAAATTCATTCGGCAAAGTTCTGTGTATGCCCATTCACTTTGAAAATCTGTTACTATTGTAGCAGCATCGTTCATAGCATCGACTTGACTATTTAAAATTTGTAATAAAGCATACATTTTTGAAAATCGTTTTGCCTCACGAAGCGAACGAAAACCAGCCGCTAACACATTATTTGCGTCAGTGGGGGTTTTGTGCTTTTTAGAATCTGTCTGCATATTTTAAAATTTTGTGCTTTTAATAATCTTTGGTGGTGTAACGCCCCACCAAACGCAAATAATCCTCCATTAGTGGTAATGCTAAAAATACCACCACACATCAGGCTTATCTTCTTCGCAATTCTCATAAGTATCTCCTGAATTATCCCATTTTGCTGAAATAAATTCTCCGTTTTCATCTTCATTCAAAAATCCAACTCTTATGCCTGTTTTGTTATAATCTTCGTGTATCCAATTTTTTGAATGAGCCATTACTTCAACCCCAATAGGCGGTTTAGTTTCTTTAAAATTGAAGAATTGCTTTTCGTAATAAAAAACAATGTAAACATTCCCATCGCCAGTAATTGAAACAACATCTATTGGTCTTTCATTAATAGCTTCTTCAATTTTAAATCGAGTAGGCCCGCAGCAAAATGATTTCAATTGCCGAAAAGCACTACCACTAACAGAACCTACCAAAAAGGCGGGGTTCTGTGGTTCATTGATGTTTTCGTTTTCTAACATAATTTTATTTTTAATTTGATAATTTCGTTTTCTAAATCCCGCCCTTCTGGTAGCTGCAAACCGTTATAAGCAACCTTATGAGAGCTCCGTAAATAATCCAATCTGTTCGACTTTTGAAGCATCATAAATATCCAAAGCACTTTGAAATATTGCAAGTCCAATTTCGGGAGCAACACAATTATTCAAAACTTTTTCTTTATCAATACCTGTATATTTAGACAAATCAAATCCGAGCTTCTTATGGTTGTTTGTTCTTAATTCTGCTTGTATTTTACCGCCTAAATCTGCTTTCTTTCCATTCATTCGGCCTATTTGTTTTTCAAATTTTAGCAAAGGAATTTTAAAGTTTGCCCAGAAATAATGTCTGCCACTAATCTGCGGTTTAATCAATGGTTCATAATAGCTTTTCACATTTTCAATTATGTATTTCCCTTTAAAAAATGTTTGTAGTAATATTATTTCTTGATACAATTTCATATCGGGATAGCGTTTAATTCCTTGTGCATTTAAAAAATGATTAGTTACTGAATGAGTAGGGCAAGGCGGTGAACACCATATAAAATCAAAGTTTTCATAATTGTTTAAAAGATATTCGTGAGCATCACAAACAATAACATTATCATTTGGATATAAGTCTTTATAAACACTTGCAATATTTTCATCAAACTCAATGGCTGTTACTTCAATATTTCCATCCCAGTATTTACGATTACCTCCAATACCTGCATAGCAATTCAACACCCGAAAAGGCTGCTTATAACACGTGCTTTGCAAAAGCGGGGTTTTATCTATATTTTCAACTTTCTGCATCTAATTATCTTTTGTGGTTAATTCAACATTTGTTCTTCGATGCCCCGCCTTCGCAAAGCACCATACGTTAGGTGCAATTTTAAGACATCACCATCGGACGAGTATCACGATGAATGTATTGTTCAAATGCTTTTGTTTGGTCATCTGACATCTGACATAAATGGTCAATAATTTCGTAAGGGTCAGCATCTCTAACAAGCATTTGAACTACTCTGTTAAATGTTGCTGAATTTCTGTATCGTTCTTTTCCATTTTTGAAACGAGCAATACATTCATCTGTTTTTCGGTAAAATTCTTGTTCTGACATTTTTGTTTGATATTAAATTGTGAATAAAAACGGCACATAAAAAGGGTTTTGCGTAATATCCCTATCAAGTGTCGTGGTTAATTTTAAGTTTCTACTAAGGGCTACTACGCAAAGCCCCGAAAACGTTATCAGCAACCCACAACTTTGTCGATTAGCAGGAGTTTTGATAACATAGTTTCATCACCTGAATAGTCAGCTTCAATTATCTTCTTTGCTGTAATTATTCTTGTAAGTAAATTAATTGCAGTTTTTCTATTTTCTGTTAATTCCGATTGAGTTTTTCCAGTAGCATCATCAACCATTTTATTTATGGGTGCGATTTCTTTTGAAACATTTTCGTATAACATTTTTAATAAGTAATAACATAAATCAATTTCAGCATAAGCATCAAAAGTTTCCGAACTATCCATTATATTTTTCATTTGAATTTATTTTTAAATTAGTATTTAGTGGTATGCTGATAACACACGATAAGGTCTATTTGCCGAAAGTAGGTTTCCGCATAGGAAAACAGCCCCTATCGTGGGAACGTTATAGGGCGTTAATCCAAATCCACCAAAAAATAATTTTCTTTATGTTTAAATACCAATGGCATTTCAGCTAAACTAACAATTGCCTCAGCGTAAATATCTTTATAGAATGTTCCCTTTTCAATGTTTATAACAGTGGTGCTGGAAATATCACATATATCACAGATCTGAGCAATTCTTGACTTCCTTAATTCCTTACCTTCCTTATTCCATTTTGCAAAGGAATCATTTTTAGGAAGAGTGAATCCAAAATTAAGCCAGTCAGAAAAAGATAACACTTTTTTAATCATAATTAGTTTGGTAAATCTGCTGCCCCATCACCATAGGCATTTTCATTTGTGGTTAAAATACCTTTTTGGACTACTCTAAATTTTTTTTTAGGCTCGTCTAAAATTATATTTTTAGGCTCTATTTCTTTCGCTAAAGCATCTGACCAGCGTTTAGTTTCTTCAATTACTTGTTCAGCCTTTGCGAAGTCAACAAGGTTTTGTAGGTTATGGGTAAGTAGATCTGTTGGAATAAGACATCCATTATCTGATATTTCAGATACTAAATCTTTAATATAATCTTCAGTGCTCATAATTTTTCTATTTCTTTTTTTACTTCTTGCCAATAATATGTATCAATCCTATACAATCCTTGTTCTTGTGAATGATGATTTATTATTTCATCAACTGCTATCAATGCTGATTTTATGGCTATTTCATATTCAATTAAATCCCATTGAGCAGTTCCATTTTTAGATAAAACTGCTACTTGTGATTGATAAAATTTATCAACTAACTCTTTTGCTTTTTCTTTTGCGGTCATATTATTTCTTTTTAAATTGTTCAAACCATTTGTTAAATACTCCTATAAGAATATTGTTTCTACCCATAGTATAAGCATCTTTAGCTATTACTTCAACTTCTTCTTGACTATACATTCTTTCTGCTTGACATTGAGCACCTGCTTTAAAAGCATTTACCCTTTCTAAACCATATATAGTAGCTCCATATTTTAGTTTTGCAACTTTTTCAGCTTCTTCAAGTGTTTCAGTGCTCATATGCCAAAGGTATTAAAGTATAATTGGTCACGTTGCAATTGCACAAATTGTTTTACTGATTCATCCCAGATAGAATCGAAGTCAATCTCCAATCCTAATCTTTGAGCCTCTAATTTTAAAGCCTCAATCTCAAATAGTTCTGTTGCTTCATTTGCTTTGTCGGTTAAATCAGCAATGATGTATTGTGCCCAAAACTCTCTAGGTTTTACTTCTTCAAACATTGTTAAGGGTGTAGCAGGTGCAATAAACGCCAAATTCTCATTTATTATTCCATAATAGTATTCGTTGTTAAAGGGGTTTATGTGCAATGTTAAAATTGTTTTCCTGTTATATTCTACACTTATCCCCTCTTGACCCCATTTAGCGAAGTCGAAATCAATTTGTTTTTTCATTCTAATTAAAGTTAAATCTGTTTTGGTTATGGAATCTTGAATTTAGCTTGGATGTAATTGCAGTAAGTATTGTGCCATTAACTGGCATTGCGTTCCTGTTACTATCATTCTATTACCTCCACTAGTTTAATAGTTTTACCACCTATATCAAGACACAGGTAAGCTTCGGCTTTCCTATCATATAAAAATGAAAAACCATCTTCATAAACATTCACCCAAAACTCTCTAGGCTTTACTTCTTCATACATAACCAAGTCGCATCTGTCAGCGCAAGCTAAATTCTTTTTACCTAAGCTGAAATAGCCTATATATTCTATAACATATAAATACTGAATAGATGACTTCATTATAGCCGAAACGTCATGTATTTTATTGTACTTAATACTTATCCCTTTTTGACCCCATTTAGCGAAGTCGAATTCTATTTGTTTTTTCATGTTTTTAAATGTGTTTAATGATTTTTTTTCTTAAAACAGGTGGAAAGGTTGAACCATCTTGATACCAAATTACTTGAATGTGGTTTCTTGCCTTGGTTTTCTTTCTGTTATTTTGCCTAACCTTACCTTCATTAGCAATTAAAGCCTTTTCTTTCTGTTGTTTTTCATCTTTAATAGATTCTACAACTTGTATTTCTGGTGTTATTTTTGCCATATTATGCTTTAATTATATTTTTAACTTTTTCAATAGCGTTTGGATGCCATACCTTAACAAAATACTTACCATCTTTAATTTGGAAGGCACAATAGCCCTGTAAATGTTGCTGGATAGAATCGTATTGAGATTTATTTACCTCAATTGGTGTGTCTAATTGTATTTTCATGTGTTTTGTGACTACAAATTTAATCGTATTTTTTATATAAACAAATGATATTTCAAATAAAGTTATTCTTTGTTCTCAGGGTTGTTTAAATCCTCATAATAGGAAAGGGCAGAAAATACTCCAATGATAACATAGTAAATTACAATGCAAATAATTAGAGTGCATAAAGCAATGAGAATAGGGCTGTTTTCGATTGTTTTGAAGATTAATTTTAACATGATTTTGGTTTTTAAAGGTTATAAATAGAATTTGGTAATGGTTAGGCCTTCAGGATCTATTTCTGTTCTTTGCCTAACATAAGTCCACCAGTCTGAATAACTCATTGCTTTTTCAGGTATAACAGAGTATGCAAGTTGTATTTTGTTTTGGTGAATTGGGATAGTAATTCTACGACCATCAGGTAAGAATACAACTCTAGTTGGTGTCTTATCAGTTTGTTTCATTCCCAATAAAACTGATACAGTTAAAATTAGTCTTTTCATATTTGTGTTTTTAAGTTTAAAATGTAGTTTTGAACGGCTTCGTTGGCTTCGAGTTCTGTATTGAATATACCAACATATTTACCTTTATATCTTGCTAACCATTTATTTTTATAGCAAATAACCATCAGTATTTTTACCAGCTTTTAAAATACGTTGTTTATTAAATCTTATTGACTTAACATTTCCAAAACTAGATACTTCATAACCTTTGTAACCAGGAATTTCTTTCCAAACTTCCATTACTTTTTAGTTATAGCGTTTTTTATTTAATAACCTCCAGTGTATAGCCAATTGATTCTAATTCTCTCAAAAGTGGCTGGTAATCTTCTTTAGGAGCTGTTTTACATTTGATGGCATAATCAGGATGACAAGCAGAATGCTGGCCAATATGGCTGTAACTCATTTTATTACCATTATTATCTGCAATTACATAAGGGAAAAAAGCAAAAACATCCCCACTTTCATCGTGTTCAATTAGGAATTTAACTTTTGTAGGTGGATCGTTTGGAACTAATATCATTTTATTTTTCTTAATAAAATCCTTTGCCTCAACTTCTGAGTTGAATTTTTCTGTTTGAAAATTGCTATCAAATTTTAAGCACCAGAGGATGAATTTTGAACCTGCCGGTTTAATCTGTACTTTTCTAGTATTGTTTTTCATGTGTTTATTTGATTGATGTTAAAAATTTATGATTCTTTTTCGTAAGTTTTTAGGCAGTTTCTCCAGCCTAATAAAAAATGGTTCATGTTCTCATAATCCAAAACAGGACTAACAGTTGATCCGTTACTATGGGCAAAGTAAAGTTTTACAGTTTTACGTTTATCTTCCTGGTTTTTACTATAAATTTCAATGCCTAAATCATTTGCAGCATTTTGTAGAGCTTCTAATTCTCTTATCTCTTTCATGTCTAATTCTCCTTTTCTTCTAAAATTAAATCAGTTCTATCGAAATTATCAATTAGGAGCTGCCTAGCTTCTTCTACATTGTCCCTGCCATCATCAACTATAAGTTGTAATTCATGCTCATCACAGTCATCTAAATAGCAGGAATAATCTGTATCATAATCTCCATCATGGTTTATGCAAAAAATGCCGCTTTCAACTTCTTCAACACTTACCAGAGCATTTCCAGAACCATTAAAATAATAATCCTCACCCATATCGAAGCCAAGATTTTCAAAAAAAGTGTAGTCATTATCATTTATACATTGGTCGAATTTTTCGAGTAAATTAGGCCTATCACCTAGCTTATTTTTAACTTCGTGATAATTTTCAGGGTTGATAAAAAACCAGTGGTTTGAATCATCTTCAACCAATTTTTCAGGCTTTGTGTAGCTTAAATAGGTTTTGTGACCTGAGTTGTGGAATCTGCCACCACGTCCAACGTGGAAACAAACGATTGTTTTTTCTGTGTTCATTTTTTTTAAGTTATGCAGGGTTTAAAACTCCGTTGTTTAAAATCCAATTATTAGATTTTGGTTTTTGTGATGCGAAAAAATTCGCTTTTGCTAGTGATTCACATTCTCTGACAGCTTTAATTTTATTGCCATCATCTGCAAAAGTGATTAGGTAAAAAACATTAGGGTTTTTTTGAGAAATTGCGATTGATTCAGTTTGATTTTTCATTTTTTAAAAAGTAATTTAATAAGTTTGTCAATTTTTTGAATTTTGGTTTTTGGTTTTAGAACTTTGCCAGGCTTAACTCTATTGCCTAGTGGTTTAAATGGTTTTACTTGCATGGATGTTTGCTTGTTCGTTAAAAGCTACAATAAATATTTTATTAACTAATTCTGGTAGGTATTTCAAAAGTTCAGTTTCGTATGAATAGGATGTTTTATTTGCAGCTTTATTTGTATAGTCTGTAAATGTTTGAAGAGTTACTATCCCTCTAAATTTTTCACCAAAAAAACCTGTGTTTTCATTGGGTGCAGTTTCGCTGCAATATATTTCTAACCTGTTAAGGTTACATCCAAAAGGCATATTTATTACTATCCTTTCCCTTTGGTTAAAATCTGATAACCTTTCTTTTAAACGATTCAAAAACAAATTTTTATCGTTTTTATATTTTGTTATATTCATAATGGATTTATTAAATATTATTTTCGTATTCAAACTTGGATTTGCCAAATGTGGCTTTAAAATCTTCGTTTTGTTTTACTATTCTACCTTGTTCTATTAGCCTTTGATGGTAATAAGGAGCTAAAACAAGTTTTTTTAATTTAACCAGTTGGGAAAATTGCGCCCATGTTAGGTGAAAATAGGCGTTTGCCCTGTAATTGATTTTTTGGTCAATGTTCATAACTATAAATCAGTTAAATAAGAATCAGTTAAGCAGATAGGGCAGGAATTATCAAATAATTTAGGTTCATCCCCTGTAATTACTTTCTTTTTTGCCGTTGTTTGTGGGTTTGTATCTATACAAATAGTTCCACAGTTATTACATTGGCAGAGGTAATCTTTCACCTTTTCAGGCTTAAGATATGACTTTGATTTTATTTGATTATTTAGGGATTCTAAAAGCCGGTTTCCTGCAAAGGTTAACAAACCATGCTTTTTAGTATATTCCAGGCTTAAATTTATTTGCAGCAACCTTGCTAGGGTTAAATTTTCAATATTATACTGGTTCAATTTATCCTTTTGTTTTACGATTTTCATAATGTTATTTTTTAATGATGGTTAATAAAATGCTTCATTTCCACAATTTTCTTCGATTGTTTCAGTGCAATTTTCACCGAAGTAATTTTCTTCCATAATGTTTAACACTCTCCAATTAAATCGAAGTCACTATAATTTTTATTTAAAAAATCTTTTAGCCGTTTAATATTTCTAAATTTCTTAATATGTTCGCTATTACACCATGAGTTTTGAAATTTATAGTATTTAACAATAGCAACAAATCCACCTTTAAAAACTTTGTTTTTATCTGACAACATTAATATATCATCGTTTAAAACTGATTCTTTCAATATAAATGATTCCATAATATTTATTTTTAATGGTTAATAAATAGATTCATCTTCTAAAAATTCCAATTCCTTGGCTTCTATTTCTTCAGTTCTTCCTTCAATTGAATTATAATAATCCTCTTCAGATTCCAAAACCTTTTTAAGATTATGGAAACAGTCATTTATAACATCCTCAAAAGTTACATTTTTTAACAATGGATTTTTAAATTCAATTAAATCGTAAATTGGTTTTAAAAAGTCATCATCGTAACACATACCTGTTAAAATACAACTATGTTCTTTTTGAATTGCGCTGTAATAGCCTACAAAATAGTTACCAGATTTATAAGGCCCTAAATTCACGATTCTTTTATGCTTAATTGGCTTATTTGCTTTTACATTGTAATATTTGCCTTTGTATAACTCAAAATTATTTAGGAAGTACTTTCTTAATCTTAATCCTGATAATTGCATAATATTATCGTCTATATTGTCCAGGTATGGATCAAAAAAACTATTTCTACCTGTTTTGATACCTAAAAATTCACAAGCTGCAATAATTGTATTTTTTGCATCTTCCCAAATAAAATCAGTAATTGGTTGGTAGTTTGCAATTGCAGTTTTTTTGCTTTCTTCTTTTAACTCTTCAAAAGAAAAAATTTGTATTTCTAAAGTTTTCATTGTGTTGTGTTGTGGTTTTAATTTTTTGGTATGTTTGCCCCTTCTTAATATTTAAGTCAGGGCAAAACACACACAAAGTATTTTTATAAATTTCTAAAATAGTAATTGTTTTCGGTGCAATAATCATACATTAACTCATTTGCAGCTTGTTCCCAGTCTATGCAGGTATAAGGCCAATTTTTGGAATATTGCAATAAGCCTAACTCATTAGCTAAATTTTCCGCAAAATCCTCATCGCTGTTAAATTCACCTGAATAAGCCTCTGCAACATCTGAAAAAGGAATATCTAATGAATATGCAGCCTCATAAATTTCTATTTCATAATAATCATCTGAATTATCAAATAAATCTGCTAATATTTCTAAATCTTGACACCAAACTGGAATATCTTGCCAATCTGTAATTTCAAAATCCTCTTCAAATTCTCCTTCAAAATCTTCTCCACTTTCTTGTTCAAATCTTTCTTGTTTCAACTCTTGTAATTGTTTCAATAGGCTTTCATTTGTGCAATTGTCTGAAGATAAACTAATAGTGAAATCCTCATTCATGTAACTAATAGTCACGTCAAAATTTGTGTTTTTCATGTTAATGTTTTTTTATGTGTTGTTTGTTTATAGCCTTTTTACAGGCTATGCTCACAATTTTACGGACTTGCAACCGAAACACATATTTAAAAATCAGGGCTTAAAATACCATATCCTCCCATATCTGTATAAATACCTAATTTTTTGGCAGAATCTTCCTTTAATTTTAGAGTGTAGCCCCTTGGATCCCCATTAATAAAAAAGCTATTTTCAGGTAAATTTGGCAATAATTGAACTACTTTATCTTTAATTTTTTGTAATTGCTTACTTGCCAAATCTGAATTAATTGTGCCGTTACAATCGTGGGCGCAAATTCTGTTTGCCCTTATTTCAAGGTTTCTTAATTCGTTTACAATATCAAACGGATAAGGATAATTTGAACCTGATAATTTGCTAATTACATCTAAATGTTTAATAAATGATGGTGCATTTAATGAATTAATTTTAAATGATTTCATAATTTTTATGTGTTTATTGTGTTTAATTTAAAAGTGTTTTTTAATTTCGTTTATAAGGTTAACAACTGCCAACCCTAATAAGATTGATAAAAATATGTTTAACATGATTTAGATATTTTAGTGAAATATTGAAACCTAAACCAAGTTAATTCAGTGCCTAAAACTGGCAAAGAGTACAGAACGCAAAAAGAATCTTCATAGCACTTATTATAATCTTCTACAATAGCCCACAAAAACAATTGTCTTTGTTCGGTTAATCTACCTATTAAAATCCTTTCTTCTGTTGTGTGTGTTGCTACTCTCATAACTAAAAGTCTTTAAGTGTGTGTTGCTGTTATCTGAGTACAAATGTAAATCTATTACAATATATAAAGCAAGAAATATTTTAAATATCTATATAAACAATTGATATTCAAAGATAATAATTTTTAAAAAATGATTTAATAGTATAAAATAAACCAGGAATTGACTAAAAAAATACCAGTGTAAAATGCTTAATTAAGGTTTATTGATATTTGATTCAATGGTATTCGCTGAAACATCCAAAGACTTTGGCTCTAACAAATGAATGTATTTATAAGCATTAAAATGAAACTGCCATACATTACCAATATGAAGGATTAAACTTAATTTAATAGTCTTTCGATAGTTTGTTGTATGATTAATGCACCTCTTTAAATCTTGATAGTAATAACTTGGTAAATTAGCCTCTTTTAACATCCTATATTTGCTAATTGATAAAGTACTACACAAATCGTCTAAAAATGCCTTAAACAATATTAAATCGCTGTCATTTGTCAATGTTTCATCAAAAATATAACTCTTAAAAGTGTGGTTCATATTACCTACTACAATTTAGATGGGTGAAAATGATTATTTAGGCTTGTAATTGTTCACTTTTACAGGGAAACTAAAATATTTTTTAGGATCGTCTAAAAATTAAAGTCTTTTGAGGTAGTAAAGGCTGCCAAAGGAACATATTTAAGTATGTGAAACGGACGTATTACATACCTAACATGGGTTTTAGTTTCTATATTCATTTGATAATTAATTAGTTATGCAAATATAGGCAAATGATTTGAAAAAAACAAGGCGGCACACTGGAATGAGGGGGTACTTGTTTCTAATGTCGGGCAAAGTTCCTAGAAGGGGGCGGTTATATCAAACCTTAACACTTACGGAATTTTTTGTGGGGTATATATGATACAGAAGTGTAACAAAATTATATTATAAGGTACTTTTTATTGGAATAATGATACAGAAGTGTAACAAAAGTATTATATTTGTGGGTATGAAATTAGTAAAGACAATAGGGAAGTGGGAGTGGTTGTTGGGTGAGGATAGGAAAACGTATAAGCGATATGTGGGTACATCTGGTTTGATGGCGTGGCCATTTCCTGATGGGATAGATGTTGATGGGGAGTGGGGAAGGCTTTATGGTGGTGGTTTGGCTGTTAAAGATCCTGTTGTTGATGTAGGCTCTAAGGAAGTAGTTGTTGAGAGTGGTTTGTCTGATTCTGTTGTAGGAAGGCCGAGTAGGGAAATAGATTTTGGTAGGGGAGATGAGATGGTATTGTTGGGTGTGAGTGTTGCAAAGGTTTGTAGGGAATTGGGGATAAGTAGGATGACATGGTATAGGTATAAATTAAAGAAATGATTATGATAAATTTTGAGGATGAGTGGTTGAACACTTATGGTGTTGTTAAGCCTGTTTCAGCGATACCTGTTAAACCGATTATTTATGTAGGGGAGTAAGCCACTCATCTTTACCAAGCTCTGTTTTTCCTTCAAATGTTACTTTCATAATTTTATTTTTGTAGTCAGGACAGGAATCGAACCTGTATTTAGGACTTATTTTATCAATGTAATGCCTAATTCACCTTTTATGAGCGTCTACCAATTGCGCCACCTGACTCGGACTCGAACCGTTGAAAACACCACCTTTCGGCGCAACAAAACCCTTACCCCAGAGTTCTTATTGTCAGTAGTCAGGACAGGGCTCGAACCTGTAAGGAAGGAGGATTATTATTAAATCTAACAAATGTTATCAAGTTTAGATTCCTCAATGCGTCTACCATTCCGCCACCTGACTATTACTTTACAAATATTATTTAAAATTAAAATAATGAAAAAACAAGTTTTCAACCAAGTTCTTTCAACCTTTGAATTTCAGCATCTAATTTATCGATTGTTTTTTGATAATCAATAGCCTGCTCTGCGATTGCTTTTTTGTATTGCTCGTTTTCGGCTTGTAGTTGCTCAACTTCTGATGGCCCGTTCCACCTAACTTTTGAGTGAGCTTCTTTGCAATCTTCTATTGCTTTAAAGGCTTCAATTTTAGCCATAGCTAGTTTAGCTTCTATTACCCACTTCTTAGGGTCAGGTTGGTCTTGTAGTCCTAGATACCTTAAAACTGACTGTACGCATGTAATATAGGCAGCCCTTAATATTTTAGTTTCTTTATTGGATTTTTCCTCAATCCATTGTTCGATTGGGCTCTTATCTACCATATCAACCATTTTGTTTAGCAACCTAGCATCCGAGGGGTT